ATGGGCACAGCATTCAGCAAATTTGCCGATGACTTGAGCAAATTCAATTCGATCGACGGGCAGAATCTATCCATTGCATTAATAGGAGCAGGCATTGCAGGAGCAGCATGGCTCATGGGCACAGCATTCAGCAAATTTGCCGATGACTTGAGCAAATTCAATTCAATCGACGGGCAGAATCTAAAGAGCGTTGCATCTGGAACAATGGCTCTGAGCGCTGCCATGGCCACTTTTGGTGTGAGCGGCATTGCTGCTGGTTTTGGCAAGTTGTTTGGTGGTGGGGGTGAATCATTAGCCAAAAATATCAATGCCACTCTGGATTCACTTGACAAAGGCAAAATAGACAGCTATACTACAGCATTGAACGGATTGAGCGAATCTTTTGCAGGATTAAACAACAACATGTCAAAAACTGTTGCCACAACTGGTAAAAATTCCAGTGACAAACTGGAAGAGTTAAATAGTACTATGAAAGCCATGCTGTCAGAACTGCAGAATCAAAAAAGATTTGTTAAACAAACTGCAGAAAACACAGAATATAATACATAATGAGTTGGAAAAGATATTTTAATCAGGTCAGTGACAATGAGATCTACAGTCGCACAGGCAGACTGGCAGGACCAGCCGCCACCAACTACAGTTCTTATCTACCAGATGTGTATTCAGGATCGCCCAATAGAGTGGAGCGATATGGGCAGTACAACACCATGGANATGGATTCCGAGGTCAACGCTGCATTGGATATTCTAGCAGAATTTTGCTCACAGATCAACAAACAGAATGACACCAACTTCAAACTAGATTTCAAACAAGCAGCCACCAACTCAGAGATCACCATTCTGAAACAATATCTACAGCAATGGTGCAAACAGAACAATTTCAACAAAAGAATTTTTAGAATATTCCGTAATGTGTTCAAATATGGAGATGCTTTCTTTATCAAAGATCCTGAAACCAAACGATGGTTCCATGTGGATCCAGCCAAAGTCACTAAAATTATTGTGAATGAATCAGAAGGCAAAAAGCCCGAACAGTATGTGATTCGTGATGTGAATTTAAATTTTAAAGATTTGATTGCTACCACTCCATTTCAGACCACTGGCAATGTCACAGCAGGTGGCGCTGGATATTTGACAGGTGGTGTGCGAGGCATGGTAGGTCAAGCGCCTGAACAGTCTGGCTCAAGATTTGCCACCAGTCTCAAAGAAATCGCAGTGAATGCAGATCATGTGATTCATTTGAGTTTGAGTGAAGGACTGGACAACAATTTCCCGTTTGGTAATTCATTGTTGGAATCCATATTCAAAGTGTACAAGCAAAAAGAATTATTGGAAGACGCCATTATTATTTACAGAGTGCAGAGAGCGCCAGAGAGACGTGTGTTCTATGTGGACGTGGGCAACATGCCCAGCCATTTGGCCATGCAATTTGTGGAAAGAGTCAAAACAGAAATACATCAGCGACGTATTCCTTCCAGCACAGGTGGTGGAACCAATGTGATAGATTCAGCCTACAATCCGTTAAGCATCAATGAAGATTTCTTCTTTCCACAAACAGCAGAAGGTCGTGGATCTAAAGTGGAAACACTGCCGGGCGGTACCAATTTGGGAGAGATTGATGATCTAAAATATTTTACCAACAAACTATTGCGTGGATTGCGTATTCCCAGTTCTTATCTGCCCACAGGTCCAGATGACAGCAATGCACAATACACAGATGGTAGAGTGGGCACTGCATACATACAGGAGTTGAGATTCAACAACTATTGTGAAAGACTGCAAAATTTAGTGGCAGATGAGTTCAACAATGATTTTAAAAAATATCTTTTAGAAAAAGGTGTCAACATTGATTTAGGCATGTTTGACATCAAGTTTCAAACTCCACAAAACTTTGCTTCATACAGACAAGCAGAATTGGACAACAACAGAATACAAACATTCAGTCAGGTGGCAGCATTGCCCTACATCAGCAACAGATATGCACTGATGAGATTCTTGGGCATGAGTGCAGATGAATTGGCCGAAAATGAAAGACTATGGCGTGAAGAAAATGATGAAAAATTCAAAGTAAAACCCACCACATCAGCAGCTGAAATGAGAAGTGCAGGCATCACATCTGCCAACATACAACAAGATCTTGCAGCTCAAGAACCAGAGACNACTGAACCAGTAGAACCTGCGGCTGCAGGCACTGCCACTCCAGGCGAAACTCCCACCACATAAGCATAAATAATTTCATGCTATTGCGTGAAATCTTCTATTTTGATAAAAATGATGTGAACACTGCGGATCACAAAATGTATGATCCACAGCATGATCAATCCATCATTGGTGTCACTGACACACGCAAAACACGTTTAACTTTGCAACAGATCAATCGTGCTCGCAAAGCCAGTGAATTTCACAACAATGAACAGCAAAAAGATCTAGAGTTTGTGAGAAANATGTACAGCATTGCCAGCAGTCAACCCGCAGCCTAAATAAAGCAGCCGCACAATGGCCAAATTAGACAAATCCCTATACACCAAAGAAGAATGGCGTGCCATGCAAGCACAACGCAATTATGACAAATCTGTGCATAGAGCAATGAAATCTGGGCTACCCATACCGCCAATGGAGGTACAAACCGTGTCCGATTTCAAAAAGAGTAAAAAAAGTAAAATTTTAATTACAACTGCAACTACCATTGTGCCTCAGGATGAGCCGCAGGTCACTCCCGAACCCATAAGATTGCCATTGGAAGGCAACATTGCGTTTGTGCTGGGCAATGGCAGCAGTCGCAAAAACATACCCTTGACACATCTGCGTGAATGGGGACTAATTTACGGGTGCAATGCACTCTACAGAGAATATGCACCAGACTATTTGGTGGCTGTGGATGCCAAAATGGTCACAGAAATATGCGAAAACAATTGGCAATTGAGGTATCCTGTGTGGACCAATCCCAACAAAAACATGGAAAAATACAAAGGTCTTAACTTTTTTAAACCCAGTCAAGGGTGGAGCAGTGGTCCCACAGCACTATGGTTGGCCACAGAACATCAGCACACCACACTTTATATACTGGGATTTGACTACATAGGCAATGAAGAAGGCAAACTAAACAACATGTATGGCGGCACCCGAAACTATCGCAAATTGTCAGATCCTGCCACGTATCACGGCAATTGGCTGCGTCAAACTGGCATTGTAATACAGAAAAACCACAAAAAACAATATATAAGAGTAGTGCAGGATGATCGCAAAGGATTTCAAGCGGAAGAATTCCAAAGACACCACAATTATTCCGAAATGACCGTGAGCGATTTCCGCAATGCATTTTGCAGGCCTAAACCTGTGCAAAATTAGTCAAAATCGACCTATATCTGCCCACTTTTGACTAAATTTGTTAAATAAAGGTGATAGCCTTATCAAAACAACTAACCGTCAAGGAGACATAAACATGTCAGACAACACATCTAAATTCGAGCAAATGCTTGAAAAACTTACCGCAGATGACAGAACCGGAGCTGAAGCCCTATTTCACGAAATAGTGGTTGAGAAGTCACGTTCGATCTACGAAAATTTATTAGAGACCGACCTTGCTGATATCGCAGTGGAAGAAACTTCAACTGAAGAAACCCCTGTGGAAGAAGCAAAAAAAGACAAAGAAATGAAAAAAGCAGACAAAGAAGATTCTAAAAAAGACAAAGAAGAAATGAAAAAAGAATCTACTGAAGAAGTTGCCGCTGAGACAACACAAGAAGTTGCTCCAGTAGCAGTGGCTCCAGTGACTGCTGAAGTTGGCGGAGATGCCACAGACGACATGATCGCTGACATCGAAGACGACAAAGATGCTGAAGACAAAGGTGACGAAAAACCTATGGCTGCAGACATGGAAGACAAAATTGTTGATTTAGAAGATGCAGTGGAAGAACTAAAAGCTGAGTTTGAAAAATTAATGTCAAACGATGGCGACAAAGATGCTGAAGACAAAGGCGACAAAGATGAAGCCACAGCAACAGAAGTTCAAGTTCCAGCTGAAGAAGTTACACCTGAAGTAGTAGCAACTACAGCACCAATAGCAACAGCAATTAAATCTGAAGAACTTAGCGACAGAGAAAGAATGAGAGAATACGTGGACAAAGTGGCAGTGAAACACACTGACGGTTCGGACAACGCAAAATCTCCAACTCCTAAGCAAGCGAAAGGAATGGCGCAAGCTGTTGATTTCGTTGGTTCAGAAGAAAAAGGTAGACCAGCTCCAAAAGCGGAAATGCATGATGGTGGCAATATTAATACACCAGGCGCATCTATCAAGTTGGTAAAAGCTAAAGGACCAGAAACTGCTGACAAGTCAGACAATACAAAAAGTATTTTGGCTAACAAGAAATAAAGTTAAGGACTAATATAGTATAAGATGTTTACATTACGCGAAACATTGTCATTTGACCAAGCAAGTTTGGTCATTGAGTCTGCTGAAGACAAAAACGGGGGCAAGAGCCTTTACATGAAAGGTATCTGCATTCAAGGCGGCGTCAAAAACGCCAACCAAAGAGTGTATCCTGTTAGTGAAATCAGTAGGGCTGTCAACACACTCAACGATCAGATCAAAGGTGGTTATTCAGTGTTGGGCGAAGTGGATCATCCAGAAGGCCTTAATGTTAATTTGGACCGTGTGAGTCACATGCTGTCAAGCATGTGGATGGATGGCCCAAATGGACATGGCAAACTAAAAATATTACCTACGCCGATGGGACT